AGTGTAAAACCAGAACCAGCAGCACATGCTTGAACACCAAGAGTAGTATCAGCAGCAGGATGGAAATAGCACAGTCCAAGCCCGTCAGCCATTCCACGTTGCCAGTAATAATGAGTTCCACAATCCGCATTTGTTGCAACTGATTGAGTCCAGTTAACAACTTTCATCCAGTCTACATCTGAACGCAAGGTGATAATTTTATCAACAGGCACGTCAGCTTGTCGATATTCGCCTTGCATAATTATAGTGTTATCCATATTTAAAATCTCCTATGATTGTTTAAGACGATTATCGTCTTGACGATTATCGTCAATTTGCTCGTGTAGCACGTAAATTCAACGTCCATAGATCATTGGTTATTCGAGTAGCAAAGCCCATCTTCCAACCAATAGAAGCATTAAGTGCTAATGGTGAATCATATATTGGTGGTCGATAGATAAATTGGTTACTCATACCATCTTGATCTACAATCGTAAAGGCTTCAGATCCCATACAGAAAATGTTGTAAACATCATTCCCTGCTGCTGAACCAGCTGTGGTTACTGAACCCTCAGACGATACGAAGAATCGGAGATTTTGAACAGATCCCCACTCAGAAGGAAGAATGTTCTTCTGTTGTGGATAGTTTGCAGCATGTGTAAAGCCATCAACATCATTCATATCCGATGTTAAATCACTGTCACACAAAGCCCAGTAACTGTTACGTATTGGAGCAGTCCCGAACTTGTCAGCACCTTCAATACCTTGTGATATAGTCTTTGCATTGTTTCCCAACAATGTTTGAACTATAACCGAGATATCAGCTGCTGTTAATTCAGTCAATCTGTTACTTTTGTGACCTTTTCAGGCGGGGAAGCTCTTCATCTTCCCTCTCCGACTTTCGTTCGGAGGTCAGACTATCGTATCTCAATAGCAGTTGCCACTGAGTCTTTCCGCTTAGTCGTTCACGCTGCACAGCCGAAGCTTGCTTGCGCCTTGTCACCCACAACTTTACTTGCTAGGGACTCCAAGTCAATCAGGAAAGATTTTACAACCCCACACATTTTAGGGTTGTCGCCATTAACCCCACCTACACAGTTTATCACTGCGGCGGTACCGGCTAACATGTCACGAACAAGTTGGTCTTCTGTCATACGGAGAGAGACACCTAAACGAATGCCTGCCTCTGTCAAAACTGGATCTTGGACTTGGAGGGTCACTTGTTCATTTAAAATTACAAATTGCTATCTGTTACTTTCAGGCTTGAACGTGCCTTACTGACCCTCACGGGCGGGGAAACTACTTCGAATCTCCCTCTTACAGTTTCCTGCAAGATCAGACTGTCGTTTCAAGGCGAACACTTTTAGAGCGCCCACGCTTGCCAAAGGGCTCAGTCGTTGCTGGCGATGCAATGCCATTAAGAGTTCTCATTTTAATCCAATAAGAACGTCTCCATTCTGCTATTTCTGGAGTTATAGGATTGTAACGATGACAACAAGCATTGTTTTCTATATATTCCAATAATAATTTTGCTTGTTCTCGTTTTTCAATCAAGTGTGGACCAACTAATTTTAAAAAATCATATATTTCTTGTTTGCGCGTTAAACGCCAACGATACATTGGTCGTTTATTCGCATATGATTTCTCTTTTTCAATTTTTCCAATCCCTGTATAGCTGACAATTAAGTCAAGAGGTTCTCTATGTATCATACCAACACGAACATTTGGATAATATCCTGGATATTTCCTGTTGTATAATTTCATAAAAGATTTGTGCCTTGCACCTACTAACATAATCGAACCTTCGCCATCAATTATTCCAGCTATATATCCTAATTTTATCGCATCTTCCATCGGGTTTCCTTGTATGTTATATTGTCCATACAGGTAGTATAACATATTTAGGGGTCCCCGTAATCACCTTCGGTTTTACTACGGCCAATTTAAGCAAAACCGTAAAAGTCCATTTTCACATCCAAATCGACTCTGGCCAGTGCGGTTGAAGGTGGCGTTACGCCTGTATTATCAAGAGGTACGGGCGCTGTTGGCAACAGATCATAACGGCTCATACGCAAAGTATTTCCACCATTTTTAGGCATACGTTTCTTCATAGCTGGTATTGTATGAATCAAATTAGGAGTTGGTACGCTTAAAAGGAGGGCATCAAAACTTTGCTGTATTTGGGGAGGTAATATTGTTGTTGTAGTAATGGGCATAGTTTTTTCCTCAAATATATTGTTAAAACATCAACATATTCAAGATGACGAGTCTTAAGAATAATCCTCACCAGATTACCCTTTGTGAAAAATATCACTTCAGTCGTGGGTGAGTGACTTCCTACATAAAGTATTACAACTCGTGGGTGAGTGACTTCCTACATAAAGTATTACAACTCGTTATAGTCATAACAGAAAAAACATTAGAATTACAACAAATCGATATAGATAAACATCCCCAGGATTTTACTCCCAGGGATGAAAAAAGGAGAGAGTCATGAAGACTGTTATGAATTTCTTATTATCTCTTTAGCTTCTTTCCAACGTTGTTCTTTAAGTTCATCAGTTAATCCATTAGCAAAAGCATTAGCTCGTGATAATGGAGAATCACCTTGTTGTGGAGCTATTGAGGTTACTGTTCTTGGTTTATTGCTGTTTTTAGCAATAGCTTGTTTATTGATATCATTATGCTTCTTATTCTCTACAAAGCCGTAACGTTTGATTGATTTATATGCTGTAACAGCTTGACTATGCAGATTGCGATTAGAAGCAATTGATTCAGCAAGTTCAGGATCAGCATCTTTGAGCATAGAAATGGTCTCATTATTAACTACTTCATCAAAATCAGGGTATGTTGACCGTATTTTAGACTCTATCACTTGGGCTTCTAGCTGCGCTATCCGCTGTGATTGCTTCTTCTCTAAACTCTTGAAATGCTTGCCTTCAAGAAGATCATCATCACCAATTACAAACTCTTCATCGTGACGATTATCGTCTAGCTGTTGTTGCTGTTTTGGTGAAGTCCGACGATTATTATCGCCTTGGCTCTCTTGCAGCCTGCGAACTGCATCATCACGTTCACGTTCCGCTTTATCCGCTTTATCACGTAATTTACGCCAATCAATAACATTTTGGTTGCCTTGACGATTATCGTCACGACGATTATCGTCAACTTCTTCCTTAGGAGTCGTCTCCGCTGGAGCAGTCTCAATTTCTTCAGTTGGTGTATTATCTACAGTAACAGACTCAGATATTGCAGTATCTTCTACCGGTTCAGTCTCTGTTACTTCAACGTCTTTATCTTCAGTCATAAAAACCCTTTGTTTCCACAGTTTCTTTGTTTAATTTTTTACATCTTCTTAAAAACGTATCATCATAGAAATCTAATACTTCTGTACGCAAATCATGAAAATATTCTGGAACTTCTAATGGATATTGATGTGCATAAATACACCAATCTCTCTGAGGAACCGCCCATAAAAATTCTAGAGTATCACTTGATCTATGATATTTATACATATTTTGACCATAATGCGGAGTTCCACAGGAATCTCTATCTGTTATTTTACTTATGATGAAATTTTTCATCAATCTCTCTTGTTTAACCTCAACATCTATAAAAAAATCACCATCTCGTCGTTTCAAGCCTGTATCGATAGTAGCTCTTACTTTTTTTTCATAATCGTCAAGGGCTTTTTTTCTAATTTCACGAACCTCATCAATCGCAGAGCTTGATGTTGACACATCCGGCTCTTGTGCAAAAAGGTCCATAGATATTTGCCCTGCCGTCCTTTTCTTCTCCATCATTCCCTTTCATAATTATCCAGTTTTACTATGATATGTATATACCATATATTATAAAGGAATGCCTATGAAGAGAATGATATTACTTATGAGTTGTTTATTATTTAGCTCTATGAACTTTAGTAATTATGAAGCTTATATTGACTGTCCTAATTTTAATACTGATGATACGTGTGATTATGTTACGACGTGTGTATCTGAAATTGATAAAGTTATTGAAATCCTAGGGGCCAATGATATTTTCTCCAACGAGAAGGACTTCTATGACTTTGTAGACTTTGTCCTTGAACGTATGGAACTTGTCTCTGATGCAGAATTAAAACGAATGCTCTTCTTCTTTTTTATCTATCTTGTAACCGAATACGAAAAACATAAAGAGATAGGTATTAATCCTACTTATCTTAAATAGAGCCTAGAGCTTTTTTTCCTTCGAGTCATTTTCAATTGACCACGACATAGTTTTATATCGACGAGCGATTACTATTCTATCGCAGGAACCACATAATAAATTAACATCGTCATGTTCTTCCTCGTGCGTCATAGATATAATGTCTTCAATCCCTAATTCAACGTCACATTTGAGACATTTATATGTCCTACTCTTTTTCATGATTCTCTTTCGCCCTAATAT